GAAGATCATGGGTATTGAGGCAGTCAAATCCTCTACACCTGCTCCCTGTAGGTCAATGATTAAAGATGCTCTCAAGCTGATGATGGAGGGCACAGAAGAGGATGTGATTGACTTTATCGAGAATGCCAGAAGAAAGTTTTATAAGATGACACCTGAGGAAGTTGCTTTCCCTCGTAGTGTCTCGGATGTGAATAAACACAAGAATCACTCTACCATCTATGGGAAGGGATGCCCTATTCATGTGAGAGGATCACTTCTTCATAATCATTATGTCAAAGAGAAGAACCTGACGAATAAATATTCAATGATTAATAATGGAGACAAAATCAAGTTTGTCTACTTGAAGAAAGCAAATCCAACTAGAGAGAATGTGATTTCATTCTTGAATGATTTCCCAGTTGAGCTTGGGCTTGGTAAATACATTGATTATGAGTTACAATTTGGGAAAGCATTTCTTGAACCACTGAAAGTTATTCTTGATGCGATTAACTGGAATGTGGAGAAGACAGTAAACTTAGAATTATTTTTTGGATAATGGATTTCCTTAAGGATATTGTAAAAGAGATTGGTGGAGAGTACACCCAACTCGCATCAGATATTGATGAGACTGAAACTTATGTTGACACGGGTAGTTACATTTTTAACGCACTGGTTTCAGGTAGCATATTTGGTGGTGTATCTGGGAATAAGATTACTGCTATTGCTGGCGAGTCTTCTACTGGAAAGACTTTCTTCTCTCTCGCTGTTGTTAAAAACTTTCTGGATTCTAATCCTGACGGTTACTGTCTTTACTTTGATACAGAGGCTGCCGTTAACAAGTCCCTACTTGAATCTCGGGGTGTTGATTTAGATCGTGTCGTAGTCGTCAATGTTGTTACAATTGAAGAGTTTAGACAAAAGGCTCTAAAGGCTGTTGATGTTTATTTGAAGAAACCGGCAGATGAACGCAAACCTTGCATGTTTGTGTTGGATTCTTTGGGGATGCTTTCCACTGAGAAAGAGATTACAGATGCTCTTAATGACAAACAAGTTCGTGACATGACAAAATCACAACTTGTTAAGGGAGCTTTCAGAATGTTGACTCTGAAATTGGGTCAAGCTAAAATACCAATGATCGTTACCAATCATACCTATGATGTCATCGGAGCTTATGTACCAACTAAGGAAATGGGGGGAGGCAGCGGTCTCAAGTATGCGGCAAGCACAATCATCCATCTTGGAAAAAAGAAAGAAAAGGATGGAAAAGAAGTTATCGGGAATATTATCAAAGCTAAGACTGCTAAGTCGCGTTTGAGTAAGGAAAATAAAGATGTGGAAGTACGTCTTTATTACGACGAGCGTGGTCTTGATCGTTATTATGGTCTTCTTGAACTCGGTGAGATTGGTGGACTTTGGAAGAATGTCGCAGGACGATATGAAATTGATGGTAAGAAGATCTATGCCAAGCAAATTCTCAAAGAACCTGAGGAGTACTTTACTCCTGAAGTAATGGAGAAACTTGATCAGATCGCTAAAGAGGAATTTAGTTATGGTTCAAGTTTATGATTATGTGATTCCAGAAGAGGTTTGTAATAACCTAATTAAGGTTTTTGAGGGATCACCTGATAATCATCAGTATATTGATAAGAATCATAAACCTTGTTTCACACAATTAAATATTAATCACACTCATCCAGAACTGGTTAGAATGTTGATTGGTTATACACAAAAAGTTTATCTTTCTTATTCTGATGATCTAAAAAATAAGTTTCTTCCAAGATTACGTTTGTTGGAAGAATTCAGAATCAAACGTTATCTTCCTAATGGTGAAGAACGTTTTGATGAACATGTTGATGTTGCCAACTCTGATGATTGTATTAGAGCCCTGGCATTTCTTTTTTATCTAAACGATAATGATGGTGAAACTTATTTCACCAAACAAGACAAACATGTTCAACCAAAGACTGGAAGGGTTGTAGTCTTTCCTCCAACATGGGAATATCCACATGCTGGACTTCCACCCACTAACGATACCAAATATATCTTAAGTACCTACATTCATTATGGAAAAAATTGAGTTCCTAATTCTAAAGAACCTTCTTCATAATGAAGAATATCTGAGAAAGGTTATTCCTTTTTTGAAATCAGAATACTTTGAAAATTACAATCAAAAGGTTGTCTTTGAGGAAGTTCAGAACTTTGTAACTCAGTACAATGAAATGCCATCTCAAGAGATCTTATCGATTGAGGTTGAGAAAAGAAAAGACATCAATGAACAGACATTCAAAGAAATTTCAAATCTGATTCTTCATTTGGATGATCAACCAGCTGAGATGGGTTGGTTGGTTGACACAACAGAAAAGTGGTGTCGTGATCGTGCCATCTATCTTGCTCTGATTGAGTCTATTTCAATTGCAGATGGTGGCGATGGAAAGAAAACTCCAGATGCCATTCCTTCGATTCTCTCGGATGCTCTTGCAGTTTCTTTTGATAACCATGTAGGTCACGATTACCTTCAAGACTATGAATTAAGATATGAACTCTACAATCGAAAGGAAACCAGGATCGAATTTGATCTTGAGTATTTCAACAAGATTACGAAAGGTGGTCTTCCTAACAAGACTCTTAACATCGCTCTTGCTGGGACAGGTGTTGGTAAGTCTCTTTTCATGTGTCATATGGCTAGCTCCGTTCTCCTTAACGGACGTAATGTCCTTTACATTACAATGGAGATGGCAGAGGAGAAAATTGCTGAACGTATTGACGCAAACCTTCTCAATGTGAACATTCAAGAAGTTTCCGAACTTCCTAAACAGATGTTTGAAACCAAGGTAAATAATCTTGCAAAGAAAACTCAAGGAACTCTAATCATTAAAGAGTATCCCACCGCATCTGCTCATGCTGGACACTTTAAGTCACTTCTTAACGAACTTGCACTTAAGAAGTCATTCCGTCCTGATATTATTTTCGTTGATTACCTTAATATATGTGCTTCCAGCAGGTATCGCGGAAACAGCAATATCAATTCATATAGCTATATCAAAGCGATTGCTGAAGAGCTTCGAGGATTGGCTGTCGAATCAAACGTCCCTATCGTTTCTGCCACGCAGACCACTCGCTCTGGTTTTGGTAGCAGTGACGTTGAACTCACTGATACTAGTGAATCCTTTGGTCTCCCTGCTACTGCTGATCTTATGTTTGCCCTTATTTCTACTGACGAGCTTGAGGGCTTGGGACAGATTCTTGTAAAACAACTTAAGAACAGATATAACGATCCTACGATCTACAAGAGATTCGTTGTGGGAATCGATAGAGCAAAGATGAGACTTTATGATTGTGAACAATCTGCTCAGGATGAGATGATTGACAATCGGTCTGACGAGTCTTATAATAAGGAAGATAAACCTAAGAAATCATTTGAGGGATTTAAATTTTAATGGGTCTAAAACTTAGGGACAAATCTGAGATTCAAGTAAGAAACACAGATGGTGTTTACTTCGTTGTTCTCAATGAAGATGGTTCTGTTCGATGCCATTGTGGAGAAGAACAAGATGCACAAATGTTATCAAGCATGAATCCTGGATGTTATTATCGGATTGCTCATTATCCAGATCCACCTCAAGTTGTTAATGTTTCATCCCAAGAGATGGAATCGGATAAACAACTCAATCCTCAAAACATTTTACCTGAATCACAACAACAGCCTTTAAATTTATGACACATCATGTTGACCTTGAACGATATAAAGAGTTTGTCAACGCAGTCACCTCAAATGAAAGTAAAGACCATCTCAGCTTTCTTGAGCGTGTTGCCGTTCTCAATCAAGAAGGATTTCCTGTCGAGCGACTGCTTACTGCATCTGTAGGTTTGTGTGCCGAGGCAGGTGAATTCACAGAGGTCGTGAAGAAGATTGTGTTCCAGGGTAAACCTGTGAATGAGGAGAATCTCTTCCATCTCAAACGAGAATTAGGCGACGTACTTTGGTACATAATGCAAGCCTGTATGGGCCTTGGTGTTACACTGGATGAAGTCATTGAGATGAACGTGGACAAACTGAAGGCACGTTATCCTGGTGGAGAGTTTGATGTCCACCATTCTGAAAATCGTAAAGAAGGAGATGTGTAAATGGCACTTTCTAAATCAGTTGAAGACTCTTTGAATGAAGCGGAATCTGCACTAAGAAACGCTCTTTCATTTGCAGCAAGACAAGAAAGACCTTTGGTCTGTCAAATGATTTCTGAAATGATGACAGGAATCGATAAACTCAAAACACTTGATGGTGTTTTTGATAAACTAGAGAATAGAAAACAAGGAGACAGCGGTTTCTTTGGTATTAGTTTTGGAGATGACGAATGAGTAAAGAAGTTGTTGTGATGACCGCGTTGGATGTTCGTTCTGCAGCAGCAGTTCGACAAGTCCTGTTTGAGTCACAGAAAGATTACACTTATGATCCCACTTGTGTACCTGAACGAATCGTAGATATTCGTAAGGTGATCGGTGAATTGGATGAAGGCATTGAAAAAGCCTTGGAAGAACTTAAAGAGGAGGAGACTGATGCCGAAGGACAAGAAGGATAGACCAGTAACTCTTGAGGATTACAAACAAGTTTCTGACACCTTTTTCTCTAAGTATCACTTTGTTGCAAAAGAACTTGGTGAAGGTGCTAAGGCAGAAGACATCCTCAGTGTAATGGAATCACTCACTGGATTGGTTCTCAAGGAACGAATGAGGGAATCCCAATCACTTGGTTTTTATAAACAAGACTGATGCAACTAATCAACTACATTATTTTGTTCTTCAACATGGTTGTTGTTCCATGTGTTGCAGTTCCAGAAAACTGGAATTATTGTTATAAGAACATGGATGTTTGGTTGTATCCAGAAATTCAAAAAGGGTGGGATCTATACACTGAAAAGGAGATTCCCTATCAGAATGAGAGAGAACTCTTGGAGAATTATAAATAACTAATAAGATAAAAGGTATTGGTAGAATCATGTCCGATATGAGTCATCTGTATAGAGCTTATGCTGCTGTACATAATACAGAGGTCAATCAGGAACTGACTGAATCAAGAGATAAGATTTCTGAGATGAATCTTACTCAACTTACAGATTCTGATCTGGTATTGGTTGCTGAAGAAATTGTTTCGACCTTCTTCAAAGAAGGATGTGATGCTAAGTCAACACATGAATTAGTTGCTCAAACTCTGGAAGAGTCAACTGGACCTAATGATTCTCCTCTCCGTAAGGAAAAAGTAAGCAGAATTGCAGAAGCATTTGATTCTGTTTTTGATAAAGTATTCGAAAGAGCTGTTGATATTTGTGAAGAAGCTTTCCTTCAATATATTAACTCCAAGCCTCTGGTTGAGAAGTGGCAGGGTAGAGTTTCCCACGAACACGGAAACCAAAAGATCCATGAAGCTTGTGTGGCTCAGAACAAGGAAGTAGTATTTGAAGGTCTCCTTCATATGTTGGCTGATCTTCTAGAAGGTGGAGATCCTCTTGATAAGCAGTGGGCATCCAATAGAGCAAACCAAAAAGGTTTGAAGAGAGTTGAAACCGCTATCAAATCAGCTCAAAGCACAAAAACCAAAGCAGAGAAAGAAGACGAAGCAAGAGCTAAGCGTCTCGCCAAGAGAGCTGAAAAAGGTGGTTACAAAGGATCTGGTTCTAAGTCCATCAATGTTGGTGTAAGAGAAGAGAACATTGGTGTTCCTTCAACCATCAGAAAAGAGTGGGCTGAGGCTTATACTTCCATTTATGAGAAGAAACTGGCTGCACCAGATCATGACCCAGTGGGTCAGGAAGATAAGGACATCGACAACGATGGTGACCACGACAAGACTGACAAGTATCTTCTCAATCGTCGTAGAGTCATTGGTAAGGCTATCTCTAAGAAGTCTGAGAAGGATGTCAAAGAAGGCACCATGGACATCAAGGGATTTGAGATCCCTAAGAAAGAGAGAGAAGAAGCATCTGAGAGAATCAAGCAAAAGACTCTGAACATCAGAGGTAACAACTCCGCTGAACAGAAGGCACGTCTTGAGAAGAAGCGTGGAATGAATCTTGATGATCACCCTCAGTTCAAGAAAGAAGAACTTGAGAGAATCCAATCTATCGTTGATTCTTGGGAAGACTGATCGATGACGAGAGACGTTTTCAAATACTTTAAACAAGTAAGGTCTCTCCAAGAAAGCACAACTTCTGAAAGAGCTCATGAGCTTGGTTATGAATATCAATCTCGTGGTGTTTGGTTAGACCCAAGATCTGGTAAACGATATAAGGCTGATGGCCTACAGTTCAAAGAGATTCCTCAAAAGGAGGTCTCTCAAAAAGAACCTGCTGCTCAAGAACCAGAGAAGAAGTCACTTTCGCAATTCAAAAAGGAGACTCAACCACAAAAACCTCAACAAGAACCTGAACCATCGGTGGCTGACCAAAACAGTCGAACCGTTCCAGGTGGGCCATCTGCTACTGCATTGAGTTCTGGTGACAAACAAAGTGTTGTCAAAATGTTATCTCGTGGTAGAGAGAAAGTTCAAAGTCCAGAAAGGAAAAAACAGATCAGACAACAGGCTGATCAAATGATTGCTCAGGATCAAGAAGAGAAGGCAGCAAAAGAATTAGAAGCGGAACTTCAAGCACAACAGGATCAACAGGAACTTTCACAGGAAGAGCCAGTTAAAGGTCCAGAAGATTTCCCAACACTTGAAGACAAGGTGGAGGAGATTGATGGAGAAGTTGATTATGTGGATGATGAAGAGGCATTCAATCAAGAGTATGAAAACTTTACAAAAGAAGCAGAAGAGACAATGAAATCTTTGGCTGATCGTCAAAGAAAAATGATGGAGAAAAAGTTTGGAAGGTTTACTGAAAGTCTGAAAAACATTCCTAGTGCAGCAAACAGGAAGTCATTTCTTCAATCGATGGCCCATGCAAAAACATTTGAGGGTCGTGTGAACGCTGGTGCTGGAAAGAACAATCTTGGATATGCTGATGTTCAAAACTTGATGGCAAATCGAGATCGTTTGATGGAAGGGTATGGTGATGGGTCACCAGAACAGATCAAGAAATTTGTTAATTCTGTTCGTTCAATTGAAGTAGATGATGATTTTGTTGATGCATCATTTGATGTTCTTCCTGATGCCTTTAAAAAATCACTGAGTGGTAAAGGTCAAGTCACAAACGATGCCTATGTGTCTGATGATAAGGCTCATAAAGACATTCATTATCTCGGTAAGAACGAGGATGGGACCATTCGTCGTGGATCGGCATCAAATAAAGATAGAGCTAAGTTGATGTGGAAAATCTATCTTCAACAAGGTGGCCGTGATGCTTACACTGGTCTTCCTTTGGACCTTCAAGCTATGGACCTTGAACATGTCCGTGGTTTTAATAACAAAGATGGTGGAAAACCAGGAAAAGAAGAGTGGGAACAGAGAGAGAATGACGACAACATGACTCTTATCAATTCCAACATCAACCAAAAGAAAGTTGATTTGTCAATGAAAGACTTTTTTGAGAGAGAAGTTGATCCACATAAGGATAAGACAGAAGAACAGTTTGGTGGAATTGAAAAACTGTTTGAAAAACAAAATGAAATTGGAAGTGTTGGTGATGAACTAGCAAAAACTCTTTTGGGTGAAGGTGGCAAAGGTCTTGGTGATTCCGTTACAAGAGAAATTTTGGAACAACATTTTAGTGATGATGATGGTAGATTCAATGATTTGAGAGAAGAGTTCCGTAAAGTTGCCACTGACGATAAGGATAAGAAGAAAGCAGCTGGAATGAAATCTAAACTTGGTAAGACTCTTCTCAAGGCAACTGGTCTTTCTCGTGGAATTACTGATACTTCAGGTAGAAGAACAGTTGCACTTCAAGAAAATGTTTATCGTGGTTTCCTTCGTTCAATGGCAAATGCAAAACCAGAAGATCGTCAAAGATATATGGAGGGTTGGGCAGAAGCAATCAAGGCTGGAAATGAAGAAAGATCTCCTAAGGCTGTGAACAGAAAACTCTTAGAATTGGGATTGGTTGATCAAGACATTCTTGATGATAGGAAACTAGGAAGAGTCTTTAGAGAAGAGTTCGACAATGGGTTGACAAAAGTTTCAGGACGTGATAGAATTCAAAGATTAAAACGGAGTTTAAGGGATGTCTAAAGTTTTTATGTGGTGAAACTAAAGTTTATATTGTAAACTCTATTATTCTATCTAATGAAAAAAAGTAACCTGCTTTCACATGTTGAAGAAATTGAACTTTGTAAGTCAGCACAAAACGGATGTAGGAAATCTTTTGATACAATGGTGACCCGTAACTTGGGTCTTGTAAGTAAACTGGCTCAGAAGATGTATTATAAGAATGAACAATACTCATATGATGACCTCTTCCAAGAGGGAGTTATGGGTTTGATGAGGGCAATTGAGAAGTTTGATCCAAAGGAAGGATGTAGGTTTTCTACTTATTCTTACTATTGGATCTATTGTTTTGTGAGTAAGTATCACACTAATCACTATGGAAGAGTTCGTATTCCTTCTCATGTCAAAGAAAAACTTAGAAAACTTGAAAAGAATAATAGTGAAGAATATACAACACTCAAGAACACACTTCCTTATGTTGTGTCATTGAATTCCTCAATAGGTGAAAACTCAACTCTTGAGGATTTGGTCTCCAATGAGTTTTACAAAGAACTTGATTGTGAAATGGAAATCATTCAGGATCAGATGAAGAAGGTTCTCTCTGAAAGAGAGTATAGTGTTATTTGTGATCGTTATGGTTTGGACGGAAAGATCCCCAAATCACAAAGAGAATGTGGTAAACTGTATGGTGTGAGTTACACCATGATTTACTTGATTGAAAAGAAAGCAATTGCAAAACTAAGAAAACATTTTTCCTAATAAATACTCTTATGGAGAAATGTAAGAAATGAAAAGCTTTCTAAACTTCTTTGGTGAGGCACGTAAAACAAGAGCATCTGAACGTGCCCGTCAATTGGGATTGGTCGGTGATGGACAAGGAAACTGGGTCAACAGATCAGGTCAAAAGGTGGCCAGAACTGTTGGCTCAGAACTTGTTTTTAGTGACAGAAAACAAGGAGGTGGTCAAGAAGAACCATCTTCTCAGAGAAATGTAAATCAAGAACCACAGACTCAACAAAGACAGAAAACATCTGAACCAGAAGCAGATCAAAAGTCTGGTGGTGAGGAAGGTGCAAAAGGAGATAAGAATGGAGAAACAATTACACTTGTGTTTGGAAGATTCAATCCTCCAACAATTGGTCATCAGAAGTTACTGAGTAATGCTGAGAAGATATCTGGAAGTGGAGATTTGAGAATCTATCCTTCTAGATCTTATGATCCTAAAAAGAATCCTCTTGATCCAGATCAAAAGGTTCGTCTGATGAAAAAGATGTATCCTGATCAAGCAGAATATATTGAAAATGATGAAGATGTAAAAACAATCTTTGATGCCTTGAAGATTGCAGATGATGAAGGATATTCTAATGTTCAGATCGTTGTTGGATCTGATCGTGTTGCTGAGTTTGATAACCTGGCTCAGAAATATAATGGTGATCTTTACAACTTTGATGAGATTGAAGTCATTTCTGCGGGTGAAAGGGATGATGATGCAGAGGGTGTGACAGGAATGTCTGCATCCAAACTGAGAAAGGCTGCATCAGAAGGTGACTTTGAAACATTTAGAAAAGGAATTCCTGACACCATTGATGATGGTGCAGCTAAAGCAATTATGAATTCTGTTCGTAAAGGAATGGGGGTTGCAAATGAAGAATGGAGTTTGTGGGAGATTGCACCTAGATTTGATTGGAAGAATCTCCGTGAGAATTATGTCAAGAGAAAGATTTTTAATGTAGATCAGTTGGTAGAAAATCTAAACACAGGTTTGGTTGGTAAGATTGTAAGAAGAGGAACCAACTATCTTATCTGTGTGACAGAAGATAACATCATGTTTAAGTCTTGGATTAGAGATCTTAAAGAATACAGTGAAGTCAAGATGGATCGTAAAATGAGAACCAAGAGTAAATACAACACTCTTGTTGGAACTAAAGGTTATTTCAAGTATGCTACAGACATGACACCAGGTCATGAAGATGGAGGACAGAATCTTCAACCAGGTGGAAAAGCTTATACTGGTAATATCAAAGAGTTCATAAATAGGTTCAGGAAAAAGAGTCTCGTTTGAGTCATGGGTGACCATCTTACTGAAAGAAAACTAGAACTTCCAATTCATCAAATGTCTAATAAAGCATTTGATAAAGACCTGAGTTCTGAAACTGAAAGGGATCCTGCGAAGAGAGATAAACTTCGTGATCAAGCAAGGACCATCAGAACAGTTATGGCAACATCCTCAATGAAAAAATCAAATGATGCTCGTAGGGCAGCTACAATGAGAGAAGGTTGTGGGTGTGATGATAAGAAGGTCATCAAGAAAAAGAAGAATGAAGTTGCAGTTTATCAAGATTTGAATTCAACACCCAATGGTGGTGATGGTGCAAAGCCTGGTAAGGATAAGAATTATGTGAAACCTATGGATGAGGGGCACAAACAGTTCCCCCTGGATAAGGTTAATAAGAAGATCGCCAAGAAAGAGGGTGAAGGTCAGAGTGTTGATGCACATGTCATGAGGGCTGTGAAGAACTTCTCTACCAAGGCATCTGATTTCAGTAAGGATAGGGGTGATGAAGCTAAAGCCAAATCCAAACAATTCAAAAGTTTTGAGAAGAAGGATAGAGGTGATCAAGACTATTACATGAGGAATAAGAACCCTAAGTCGGCTGTGAAGTCTATGTTATCTGCCGTTGAGAATGAGAAGAAAGCTAAGGCTCTGAAGGCAGTAAGTAATGCTGGTAAGAGAATGGAGGGTTATGCACCTGGTGATGTAGATCAAAAGGTTGGTGCAGTTACTTCTATTCCTAAGGAAGAACAGGATTCTGCTAGAGAAAGACTTCTAGCTAAGGCTAAGAAGAAGAGAGAGGCCATGAAAGAAGGCCATTGTGACACTGAGGGTGTGAAGTGTTCACCAACAGAAAAGAAAAAGGACTCAAAGACCATGAAAAAGATTGAAGAAATTCATGTTCAGGCACATTCACCACATGAAGTTCCTTCTGATGGACCTGGAACTTTGAAGAAACTTGTTAAGAAAGCAACTA